TTTGGCGCAACTCCATTTGCTTCAGCGGCATTCTCTGATGTCGGTTTCAACCCTAATGCGTTCGTCAATGTTCTCGGTTCACAGATTAACGAATCTACAGGCACGGTTGCTTTAGTTGGTAACGCTTTAGTTTTACCAACAGGTAGTCAAACTAATTTCAGTATCGGTAATTTAAAAGTCGCAGATGTTGTGGGTGTTAATGGTATTGCCACAGCTCTTGCAACAGGAACGGTAACGGTTTCTGCAGATGCTAATTTTGGAGTTACAGGAAATCAAGTTAACTTAACCACAGGTACCGTTGATGTAGCGGATGTGGTTATGGGAGTTACAGGAAACCGAGTAAACTTAACCACAGGCACTGTTGCAACAACTGCAGATGCTAATATTAGCACAACAGGTTCAAGAGTTAATCTTGGAATTGGGGATGTTACTTTTGCATTCAAATATTCTGTAACAGGTAATAGAGTTAATTTATCTACAGGAACGGTATCTGTTGTTGCAAAAGCAAATGTTCTTCCAACAGGGACCAGGGTTAACGCACAAACAGGTGAAGTCACTGTTGTTGCAAAAGCCAATGTATCGGTTATAGGAAATAGAGTTGAGATCGGTGTTGGTAATGTTACAACAAAAGCCAACGCAACTGCAATTGTTACCACCAATAGACAAAACTTGGCTACTGGAACGGTAACCATTCAAGCAAGCGCAAGAGTATTACCAACAGGTAATGCATTTAAAATTGGAGATGGATCTGTGTTAGTTAAAAAATGGGATGGTATTGTACCAGGAGCAGATCAAACCTGGGTACCAGTTCAAACGGGGCAAGGTAATTAATGTTTTTTGGAGCTACATCATTTGCAGCAGCACCTTTTGCAGGAGTAGGTGTTATTAATGTTACGGTTCAACCAACAGGTAATCAAATAAATGCTGCTATTGGCAATGTTCAAATTGATTTAGTAACCAGAGTATCGGTTACAGGACAGCGATTTAACCTTGCATCAGGGGACCCTTTTGTGATAACATGGAACCAAATAAATCCAGGTGCAACTGGAGTTTGGATTCCAATCGATCCAGACAATCCGTAGGAGAAATATGGCAAGTACTTATTCAAGTGATTTAAAACTAGAACTCATGACCACAGGTGAAAAATCTGGAACCTGGGGTACGATTACAAATACAAATTTACAACAACTCGAGCAAGCAGCTTCAGGTTATATTGCTGTGGATGTCACATCAGCTGATGTGGCTTTATCTTTAGCAAACGGTGCAGTGTCCAATGGAAAGAATTTATATTTTAAACTAACAGGCACATTAACAGCAAATAGAAATGTGACGATGCCAGACTCTGCTGAAAGAGTTTTTATCATAGAAGATGCAACTTCAAGATCTTCTTCTAATTATACTTTAACAATTAAAACCGTATCAGGAACAGGTGTTGTATTACCAGTAGGTTCAACAAATTTAGTTTATTCAGATGGAACTAATGTCAATTTAGGTTTACAACACAAAGGTTACATTACTCCTTCTCAAGCTTATACTGCAGTTAATGGAGATCAAGTATTAGTAAATACTTCAGGGTCAGGTATTGGAGCTCCTGTAACGATTACTTTACCTGCATCACCTTCTGTAGGTAATGAGGTAACGTTAATTGATAGTGGTAATAACTTAGCATCAAACAATTTAACAGTTGCAAGAAATGGTTCTAACATTAACGGGTCTGCTTCTGATCTAACTGTGTCTACGAATCTTTCAGCATTTACATTAGTTTATGTAAACTCAACACTTGGTTGGGTCTATAAAGATAAAATATAGGGGGTCACATGCCTCTTCAACAAGTTAAATTTGCACCAGGCATAGACAAACAAAATACAACAGTTGGCGCACAAGGTCGTTGGATTGATTCTGATAATGTAAGATTTAGATATGGCTTACCTGAAAAAGTATCAGGTTGGTCTTCTTTAATTACAGATACCATTGTAGGCGTATCAAGAAAACTTCATGCCTTTGTAGATATTTCTGGAAATCGATATGTAGCAATTGGCACAGATAAATTTTTACTTTTATATTTTGAAGGTCAGCTTTATGACATCACACCTTTAAGAACAACTCTATCTTCAGCAACCATTGCGACTACATCTGGATCTGCAGTTTGTACTATTACAACAGGATCTGCTCATGGTTTAATTACAGGAGATATTGTTCTTCTTGATAATGTTACATTACCTGCAGGTACAGGTTTTACTAATGCAGATTTTGAAGATAAATTATTTCAAGTTAATGGTATAAGTTCATCTACTGTATTTACTGTTACACAAAGTTCTAATGCGACTGCAACAGTTTCAACAGGTGGAAGTATAGATGTAAAACCTTATGAGAATGTAGGTCCTGCAGAACAATCTTATGGTTATGGTTGGGGAACAGATAACTGGGGAGCAGGTGGATGGGGAGATGCATCATCTGCACAAGACGTTGTTCTTGAGCCTGGTCTTTGGTCTTTAGATAATTTTGGTCAAGTCTTAATTGCAACGATTGCGAATGGTAAAACATTTACATGGAACGCTGGAGCAACAACTCCACTTACTGTTAGAGCTTCAACATCAACGTCTGGCTTTTCTACATCAGCAAACCCAACTGCATCAAGGCTGACTTTAGTATCACCTGTAACAAGACACTTGGTTCATTTTGGAACTGAAACAACCATTGGTGATACCACTACACAAGATGATATGTTTATCAGATTCTCAGACCAAGAAGATATTAATGACTACACACAAACTGCAATTAACGCTGCTGGAAGTTTTAGATTGCAAGACGGAACGCGGATCGTGGGTGCGTTAAAAGCAAAAGAAACTATTCTTGTTTGGACAGATAATGCACTTTATACCATGAAGTTTGTTGGTGCTCCATTTACATTTGGATTTGAACAAGTTGGAACCAACTGTGGTTTGATTGGTAAAAATGCTGTTGTTGAGATTGATGGTGCTGCATATTGGATGTCACCTAATGGTTTCTTTTTATTTGATGGTACAGTTAAAACTTTACCTTCATCTGTTCAAGATTTTGTTTTTGATAATATTGATACAACAAAGGGACAACAAATTTATGCAGGTTTAGATAACTTACATACCGAAGTGATTTGGTATTACCCGACTCAAAGTTCTGATTATAATGATCAATATGTTATTTATAATTATGGAGAAACTGCAATAGCTGGTAATAATCCTGTTTGGTATACGGGATCAGAGTCTCGTACATCGTGGATCGATGCTATTGTTTATCCAAATCCATTTGCAACTAAATATAATTCAACAGCTAATGGAACCTTTCCTGTTGTTGTGGGCCAGGATGGTTTAGGTCAAACTATTTTATTTGAACACCATGTTGGAACGGATCAAGTTAATCCTGATGGAACGACTACAGCCATTACATCTTTTATTCAATCTTTTGATTTTGATTTAAAAATAGAAGGAACCGACGGTGAAGTTTTTTTAGCAATGAGAAGATTTATACCTGACTTTAAAAACTTAGCGGGTAATTTAAGTGTAACCATGTCTGTTAAACGATATCCATCTGAATCAGATACAGCAACTGCGTTAAGTCCATTTACTATTACAACATCAACCACAAAAGTTGATACTAGAACCCGAGGACGTTATGCAAATATTAAAATTGCAAATAATGATATCAGTGAAAACTGGAGATTTGGTACACTTAATTTAGATTTACAACCTGATGGAAGAAGATAATGGCAAAAATTAATGTAAGAATACCAGAACCTAAAGAAAAGTATGATGTTTCAAATCAAAAACAAATTAACAGAGCGGTTACTTTAATTATAGAACAACTTAATTCTACTTACTTAAATGAATTGAAACAAGAAACAGAACGTTATACTTGGTTTTCAAAAAGTGGAGGGGACTGCTAATGAGTTGTAATAATGTAAACTTTGAAAATTTTGTTCTTGATGTTTCTAGTGGAGCTTTATCTCCTAGCTATAAACAAATTTATAAATTTGGAACAAATGCTAATGTTGATAATAGTGTACATACGATTTGGCAACAAGGAGGACTTTACTCTTATCCACC